TCAGGCAGAACCGTTGGCAAGCGCAGACGTGAAGTCGCCGTACACGAAGGCAGTCGGACGATAGATCGGCAATGCGATTCTTTCGTTGGCTACAACCGTGATGACACCACGGATTGCGTTGTCTTGATCCTGCTCGAAGAAGCGGATCGAGGACTGCTGGCGGTCAAACAACTGCGCGCCAAGTGCGAAGTCACCGACCAAGAAGTCACCCGTGCTGACGGCCGTGTTGGCGATCATCGGCACACCGGCGATCCGGGGAACCTCGCTGCCGAAGCGGAACTGGTCGGGCATCTGATATGCGCCGTAGCTGTCCTTGATCAGCAGAAGGTTGTAGTAGTCGTCCGGATGCACCATGATGGCGTTGGCCATGTACTCGCCGTCACGCACCTGCGCCACAGCGGAGATCAGCACGTCGTACCGATTCACGTTGCTGTCGGCCAGAGCATCGGAGTAAGCCGAAGCGGACTCGGTGATGCCGGTGAAGGTGAAGGGCGTGTCCACACCGTACAGGAGTGCATCGTCCTCTTTCACCCGGATCTTCTTAGGCAGACGAGCGGACAGGTACGAAGTCAGACCCGGCACGTCATCAAGCATCTCGTTCGTCAAGCGAACATAAGTGCTGATGTTGCGAACCTGTGCGTCCTTCGCTTCCAGATCGAAGGTCGTCTCGCCCATCGTGGAACCCGTATTCCGGAAGCCTGCGCCGTCGGAATAGTTGGACTCCTCGATGTAACGGATCGTATCACTCGTTGTGACACCTGTTGGCAGGAAGTCTCGGACGTGTGCCGGACGATCGGGATCGAACACGACACCCGGCTGGTAGTCCGGAGCAACGACATTCGAGCTTGTCGTCGAGTCGGTGTAGTCCAGCTCACCCGTCAAGACCTTGGTCGAGAAGGCCGGCACCTGGAAGGTCGCGCCCTTATGGGAACGCACGTTCTCGGCGAAGCCTTCGATGCCCTTGATCTGGCCGATCAAGTTCTGCATCCAGTTCTTGGAGACAGTCTCGGCGGAGTTGCGCTTGGTCGCGGTTTCGATCTTGTCAACCTGCGCTTGAAGCGTGTTGTAGTTGTCGGTCAGGGCTTTTAGCTCGTTGGACTTGAGGTTGTCCAGCTCACCGTTGAGGTTGCTCTTCTGCGCCTCGAGGGCGTGGTCGATCTTGGCGTCGATCTGCTCGCCAAGCTCGTTGAGTTTTGATTCGATGTTGTTCATCATGGTCTCCATGTAGAGAGTTTGAGAGATGTTGTGAAGTTGTCGAGCGCCTCATACACTTCATCCGGCTCATCCTGTGGCGAAGTGGAAACCGGCTCCGCCTTCTGGACAAGTGTATCGTGCATGAACTGCTCAAGCTGACGTAGTTGAATTTCAAGTAGATGGAACGTCTCGTCTTTGAACGTGCCGCCTCTCACGGCCTTGGTGAGCTTCTGAACCCTCTCGAGTGCCTCGTCCTTGGTCAAGCTCTTGAAGCCGGTAAAGGGTGTGTTCTCGTTGGCTCCGAATGTCACCGTGGATCCCTCGAATAGTCGCACTTCGTTGATCTCGGTGTAGTCGCCTTTCGGCTGCGCCTTGACGGTCGAGAAGCCGATCGAATGTTCGTTGATGACCCCTGCCTCATAGAGCTTCAGTACGTCCTCGCCGTAGGATGTCTCGACGATCTCGCTCTCGAAGTACAGACCCATCTCGTCCTCACGGAGAACCTTCGGCTTGGCGAGTGGCAGATTCACATCGTGCTGATACAAATGGACGATGCGCTTGCGCATGGATTCGGGGCCGTTCTCTTGGATGCTCTTGGAAAAAGCGCCGGGCATGATCATGTCCATGTCGGAATCGACCGAACCGAAGGTACTGAAATATCCCGTGACCATTCGGGACTTGGTGTCGATGTCCTTGACGGATGCCGGTATGCTCTTGATCTGGTATGCGCTCATCGCCTTCGGATTCAGTGACTCTTCACGATGACCGACCAAGGTATCTGTCGGATCGCCGTCTCGATATATACGGATAAGATACGCAGGATTGTCTTCTGTCGCTTCGAGCGTGAACGAGGAGTCTGGTACGTTGAGCGTGCCGGATGTCACCACCCGGACGATCTCGCCCTCTGCCGTGCCGCCACTCGATCGCCACCGTACAATGTCGCCTCTTGAGAATCGTGCCATGTGGGAAGATAAGATTTTATTCGGTGACGTATATTTGTGTGCAGCGACAGTTGATCACCTGACCTGCGGAACCGCTTGGATCACCGGGCACGACAAGATCCTCACCGCCCACCCTGAACGGCGCGCCCTTGTCCACCTCCTGCCCGTTGGCATCCACATGATCTTCCCTCGTCCTGTCGTCTGGTGTTGAGAGCCATTGCTTGCGGAAGTTCAAGTTCGTGGACAACGCACCTTCAAGACTGCCGAGGTTGGATGCCGATATGATCTCCGTCCGAGCGATACGTCTTGCCCTAACCGGCAACGTGCCGTTCAACGGCGGCAGGCCAGGAACACCCATGATCCTGTCGCGGATCTGATCGATGGATAACCCTTCTTGCAATCCAAGCACGATGATCTTGTTGATCTCCTTCTTCACGCTCTCTTGGACAAGTACGATCCTCGCCGATGCATCAATCAACGCATACTGCCTCATCCGCTCGATCCACGCCGGCTCCTGCTTGGTCTCTTCGTACTCCATCCGCTTCAGCCCTGCATACGTGTTGCGAGCAAAGCGATCGCCCACTTCCGTATAAAGATCCACATACGCCTCTTGAAGGATTTCTGTCTTGAGCGGCTTCTGGAGTTCATTGGCATTGCTCGCATCGTCCAGTCCGGATAGCATCTCTTTGATTGCCCGGTAGATGATACGCGTGAACTTGGGCTCGAACGACTGCCGCCTGCGATCGAAGGCCTTCCAGTATTCTACCCGGTTGTCCTGTAGGATGTCGAAGGCTTTATCCTTTTCCCCCTCGAAGTAGGCAATGCAGATGGCCACCGCCTGATCCGGCTCATAGCCTTCGGCCACCACCTCCGGAATGCAGCGGTCGAGGAAGTCTTCCCTGTCTTCACCAGGTCGTGGGTTAGGCATTATCTTCGACGATTTTTTTCGCCCACCGGAGCATGGCATCGCCGCCCCAATACGCGTATGAAATGGAACCACACACCGGATTGCCGTCCTCATCCGTGAACGACCCGGTGTTGTATGTCTTCGAGCGGGAGAGGAACGAGTATGTCCTCTTCACGGTATCGAGCGACAGTCCCTCCCGGCCTGCGATCTGCTGTGCCCTCACCTTGCCGACCTGTGTCGCGCAGTCGTTCGGGTTCTCTTCGGTGAACTCAAGCGCTCTTCTGGCGTTGTCGCTGGCGGCCTGTGGGTAGTCGCGGAAGGTCTGCTTGACCGAATAGGACTTTAGCGCCTTGTCCGTGTCCTCCATCGTCATGCCCGAAGGGATGAGAGAGACCGGCAAGAAGAACTGGTCCATCTCCGGCGCCGTGTCGTAGCCCATGGCCGTACGCCGTTCGTTGCCGGTGAGCCACCATGCGTCCTTCACCTGCTCCATGACGAGCTTCATATCCTGCTGAATCGCGGGGATGGACTCAAGGTCGTAGTCGATGTGATAACGCTTGCCCATCTTCTGCGAGAAGCGATACGTCAGCCATCGGTTAAACTCGTCGCGGAGGCTATCGAGTTCGGGCAAGACTTTCTCCATGTATAGCGCCCTGCGTGCCTCTTTGACGTTGTTGTAGACCTTGTTGTCCGGATCGTTGAGGAGGGCGGAGTTGATGTTGTAGATGTTGCACAGGTCGCGGAGTGACATCTTCTGACTCTCGATGATGTTGAGATCCACCGCGCTCATGCCGATCTGTGTCCAGTCGAGCTTGGCCGCCGTGATGACGATCTTGCCTCGCTTGGCCGGGCCTCCGTACTTGTTGTAGTATGATCTCTCGAGGAGTTCGCCTTGCTCTTGATCCATCGTGTCGGGATCCACCGCAAGGATGCCCATCGCCCCGCTGTTCTGCAAGAGTGATGTCTGCGCCGTGTAGGCATCGTTGGACTGCCGTACCACACGAGAAGCCGCGCGCAAAGGAGAGAGGCCATAAAGATGTGAGCCGGAGGATTCGTAGTCCGGGTTCCAATACTTCAGATGCAGCACTTCTTCGGGCGTAAACGATGTCCGCCGTGAAGAGTATTCGAGTGCGTAGCCTTGCACGACCGCCTCCGTGCCGGGTGAAGCGACAATGTGCATATACTGCGAAGGCATCACCCACATTTCATTGACCAAGCCGGCATTGGCGCCGTTCTCGAGAAGGACACCATGCACATACGCATTGCCGGTGACGAGCTTGAAGCCGAGCAGCTTCTGTATGAACTCCGACCACCCCTGCATCTCGTTCGGCCGTTGCATCAACCGGTAGAGCTGATTGTTCTCATCGTGAACCTCTTCGTACGACTGCTCCTTTAGCCGCCACACCTTCTCGAGTTGGAACTGCTTGGCCTCGCTCGGAAGCCGCAGATACCGGTCGGCCTTGCGCTCATCCTTCACCTCATGCAACACCCACTTGACCCCATGAGCGGCATTCGTGATCAGGTTTACAATCGAGTAGACATCGGGATTGTACAGGTAGCCTTTCTGAATCTGCTCCCGATGGTTGTCGTCGTGTAAGATTGGATAGTCATTGCCGACGAACTGCAAGAGTGCATCGGTGAGCTTGTTCGCCTTCAGGTGTGGAGCCATCGCCCTTGCGAGACCCTCCGACTGGCGTGCGATCCTGTTCGTCAAATTACCCATCCGCCCTTGTTCTTAAGCATGAGTTCGGTCATGCCCCAGACGAGTGCATCGACCCTGTCCGGGGATTCTTTCGACTGCGGACTCCATGTGGTCATCTGAAGCTCGAGCGTAGGCAGTCGCTTTGCGTGAAAGATCAGCCCTTGTTCGTACAGCGCCACGATCGGCTCGGCTCTCAATGCCTTGCCCCGTGAAGCCCGCACTTCTTTGTAAGATACGGTTTTGTCGG